CAAAGAACTGCTTAAGAACAAGTGGTTATGGTTCAATGGCAAACTATCGCAATCAGAGATCGAAGATCTTGGTTGGGATTATGATCCTTTCAATGGACTTAAGATTATGAAAGGTGATTTCAATTACTTCTTCGAAAGTGATAAAGATTTACAAATTATGAAAAACAAATTAGACATTGCCAAGATTACTATAGAATACATTTCTGAAATTATTGATATGTTAAAGTGGAGACACCAAACTATCAAGAACATTATAGAGTGGCGAAAGTTTATGGCTGGTGCTTAATGATATTAAACAATTATTTTTATAAGATTCCAGGTGCTTTTACAGCAGAAGAATGTGATCAGTTTCATGAGTTAGCAAGACACATACAGTTGGGTACAGGTAAAGTCGGACTAGGAAAACATGATCCCGACATGAAAGACGAAGAAGATCTAGTAGATTTTAGATCTCGTAAATCTGTAACAGGTTGGTTCGAACCAGGAAAATTACCTGAGCATCTAATGGGTAAGGTAGTTGAAATGACTAATCGTGCTAATCATGAAGGTGGTTGGAACTTTGATTTATGTTACCAAGAGAACTTACAATACACCATTTATAATGGTGCACCAGTCGGTGAGAAAGGTGGTTATTATCACTGGCATGCTGATCATGGTGGTGAGATAGGTCCCGATGGTAGGCATAGAAAATTGTCTTGGGTCATTCAGTTGACCGATCCCCAAGAATATGAGGGTGGTAATTTTCAATTCATAGAACCCTGGAAACAGTTCTGGGATCTAGGCAGAGATGGTGGTCGTAAAGAATTTGATTTAGATTCTATGATTGCTACTGTACCATGGTCGTGTAAAGCAAAGGGAACATTTTTAGCATTCCCTTCTTTTTTATTTCATCAAGTGACACCTGTATTAGCAGGTACACGCATTTCATTAGTTGGATGGGTACAAGGTTTCCCATATAGATAATGAAAGTAAAACTAACCAAAGTGGACGAAGTCCATATGGTAATTGATGCTGACGATAGCATCTATCGCGAATTGTTTGACTTCTTTTCTTTTGAAGTTCCTGGAGCAAAATTCATGCCAGCAGTTCGCAATCGTTTCTGGGATGGATACATCCGTCTATTCAATATCAAAACCCATAAGATCTATATGGGTTTATTCCCTTACATCTATCAATTTTGTAAAGAACATAACTATGAATTAGAAACCGATGGTCTAGTAAACTATGCGGAGAATCGCACACTTGAAGAAATCAAAGAGTGGGCAAAAACTTTAGATCTACCCTTTGAACCCAGAGACTATCAGTTAGAAGCAATACAAAGGGCAGTATCTAAGAATAGAAGATTGCTAGTATCACCAACTGCTAGTGGCAAGTCTTTGATCATATACATGCTTCACAAATGGTATGAGCATAAAAAGGCAAGAGCAACAGGTGATGATGAATGTAAAACATTGATCATCGTACCAACCACTTCATTGGTTGAGCAAATGGCAAAAGACTTTGCGGAATATGGTTATGATCAACCCATATGTAAGATCTATTCAGGTCAAGAACACTTTGATGCTAATGTGACTATATCTACATGGCAATCTTTTAGTAAAGCACCCAAAGAATGGATGAACCAATACGATGTAGTGGTGGGTGACGAGGCACACTTGTTTAAGGCAAAGACACTTACAAGTATCTTAGAAAAGATGAAGAATGTCACTTACAGGTTTGGAACTACAGGTACATTAGATAACAGTCAAGTGCATAGATTACAATTAGAAGGATTGTTCGGACCATTCACTCAGGTGGTATCTACCTATGATCTGATGGAAGAGGGAACAGTTGCTAAGTTGGGCATACATTGTTTGATTTTAAATCACCCCAAACAATCAAAGATGACATACCAAGATGAAATGGATTACTTGGTATCTAATGAGAAACGCAATAAGTTTATTGTCAATCTAGTTAAAAGTTTAAAGGGAAACACACTCGTGTTGTTCCAATATGTTGAGAAACATGGAGTTGTACTTTACAATATGATGCAACCCATATTAAAGGAGAAATTACATTATGTTTATGGTGGAACTGATGCGAAAGATCGCGAGCAAGTTAGAGGATTGGTTGAGGAAAGTAGAGATGCTTGTATACTTGCATCCTATGGGACATTCTCTACTGGGATTAATATTCGTCGTATTGATAATATTGTATTTGCTTCTCCAAGCAAATCTAAGATAAGGAATCTACAAAGTATCGGTAGAGGACTGCGTATAAGTGACGATAAGACTGAAGTTAAATTGTACGATATTGCTGACAATCTTAATGGTGATAACTACACGATTCGTCACCTTAGAGATCGTATAAATATCTATACAACTGAAGGATTCGATTACCAAATACATGAAATCAAACTATGAAGCAACCCCAAAAAGATACGAAGTGATCAGGTTTAAGAACGGACAAGAAATAGTTGGTATGGTAAGGGAAAGAGAATCTGGAGGTTGGATTTCACAGAGGGGTATAGAAGTATGGGCACCCATGTCTGTATCCTTATCGTCAATGCCTGACAACAAAGAAACAATCGCAAACTTTATGCCTTTTACAGCAATGGCAAAAGAAGCAGTGCTATTCTTTAAAGAAGAAGATATTCTGTTTAGAGCAATAATGAATCCAGAATACATAAAACTATATGATTCCGCAGCAACAGAATGGATGAAGATTTTAGAAAAACGAATGTTAAACCCTATTTCACAACAGACTGGTCAAAAACGAGTCAGAGATTACTTAGATAAGACTGCAAGATCACTCGCAGAGGAAATCTTACTCAACGATGATGCTGTGGATGATATCCAATCTAAATCGAAACGATTTGAAGATAGAGTCTTAACTGATGATGACAAAATACATTAATGGCATATTCAAGTAAAGTAGTAGATAGATTTGAGGATGTGCTGAAAAACCCAGAAGCATTTTCCGTCGGACGATTCGATCCTAAAGAACAGAATGTTGGTACAGGTATGGTAGGAGCACCAGCATGTGGTGATGTCATGAGACTACAGATCAAATGCCAACCTTACAATAACACCTATATAATAGAGGATGTAAAGTTTAAAACCTATGGGTGTGGATCAGCGATTGCTTCCTCTTCGGAACTCATTGATATGCTTATAGGTAAAACACTAGAAGAAGCAAAGGAAATCAAAAACAAAGACATCGCAAATGCCCTGTCTTTACCATCCATTAAGATCCACTGCAGTGTACTAGCAGAAGATAGCATTAGACGTGCTATTGAAGACTTTGAATCGAAACTATAGATAGTCCATATATAATATACTCTACCCTCTGGGGCATATTAATTGTACTACGACTTTTGTAATCTGAATAGTGGGTTTTGAAAAAAAGATAGAGTTTTTTTATACGATGAAAATCCCAAAACTACCTTTACAAAACACTGTATTCACAATATGATAGTTATATTGGTAGGAGAAATACATGGCGAAAGTTGCCCCAATACATTATGTTAACAATAAAGAGTTTACTCAAGCAATCATTGAGCATAACCAATCAGTCAAAGAAGCGATAGCAAAAGACAAAACACCACCAAGAGTGACAGAGTACATTGGTGAGTGCATCTATAAGATTGCTACTCGTTTATCTACTAGACCTAACTTCATCAACTATACCTATAGAGATGAAATGATTTGTGATGGCATAGAAAACACTTTACAATACATCAACAATTTCAATCCTGAGAAATCAGCGAATGCTTTTGCTTATGTAACACAGATTTGCTACTATGCATTCTTAAGAAGAATACAAAAAGAGAAAAAGCAATCAAAGATTAAACAAAAACAAATAGAAAATGCTGGTGTAGACTTTGCAACCTATGCTACTATAGATGGTGTAGAAGATCCAGCATTTGTAAACTCAGCAGTAGAATGGATGAAAGAAAACATGCTTTCTGAAGATACTGCTTATGACACTCGTAAAGCGAAAAAAGAAAAGAAAGGCAAACTAGACAAATTTGTAGATGAAGATAGCAATTCTTAATGATACACATGCTGGGGTAAGAAATGACCTCCAAGCAATGGGTGAGTATCAGGGAAGATTCTATAATGAAATCTTTTTCCCATACTTAGACGAACACGACATCAAACACATCATTCACTTGGGTGATTACTTTGATCGTCGGAAGTTCATCAATTTCAAATCATTAGCAACTAACAAAGCACATTTCATTGATCCCATGATAGAGAGGGGGATTACGATGGATTTGATACTTGGTAATCATGATACATTCTATAAGAATACTAATGAGATCAATGCACCTGAGTTGCTACTATTCAAGCACGATAATATCAAAATTGTTGCTGACCCAATTGTTAAAGAGTACGATGGGTTTGAAATAGGGTTAGTTCCTTGGATATGCCCTGACAACTATGATAGAAGTCTTGACTTTATCAAAACATCTACTGCTACTACATTAATGGGTCACTTTGAAATCGCAGGTGCTATTATGATGCCAGGAATGGCATGTCCTCATGGACTTGACTTTAAACTGTTTGATCGATATGACAGTGTATTGTCTGGTCACTTTCATCATAAGTCACTACAAGGTAATGTGAGATATCTAGGATCACAAATGGAGTTTACATGGTCAGACTTTGGTGATGAAAAACATTTCCATGTATTTGATACTGAAACAGCAGAACTCTCTTCAGTAAAAAACCCATTGAAGATGTTTAACAAAGTCTTTTATGATGATGTTGAAATGAAACATGATGACTTATTGTCACAAGATTTTAGTGAGTTGCAAAACACCTTTGTAAAGGTGATTATAGTAAACAAAGAAAATCCATATACATTTGACTTGTTTATGGAAAAGGTTAATGCAGAAAACCCTGTTGACCTTAAAGTGGTTGATGACAACCATCACATGGATATGTTGAGCGATGATGATGTATCGGATGCTGAAGATACACTTACCATACTGACTAAGTATGTTGACTCGCTAGATATCAATGGGGATAAGAGCAAACTAGATACTTTGCTTAAGACCCTTTATAATGAAGCACTTGAACAAAACAATTATCTATGATTACATTTAAGAAAGTTCGTTGGAAGAACTTCCTTTCAACAGGTAATACATTTACTGAAGTTGATCTAAACAAACATGGCACCACACTTATCGTTGGTGAAAATGGTGCTGGTAAATCTACCATTCTAGACGCACTTTGTTTTACCTTATTCAACAATGGATTCCGAAGTGTTAAGAGGGATCAGTTTGTTAACTCAATCAATAAGAAGGATATGCTTACAGAGGTTGAGTTTACCATAGGAAGTAAAGAATACTTGGTAAGACGAGGACATAAACCATCTATCTTTGAAGTGTACTGTAATGATACAATGCTTAATCAAAACGCAAACAAAGCAGACTATCAGGAAATCCTAGAAAAGGATATTCTTAAGATGTCACATAGATCATTTACTCAGGTCGCAGTACTTGGTTCTGCTAACTTTACCCCATTCATGCAGTTGAAAACATATGAGAGAAGAAGAATCGTAGAAGATCTACTAGACATCAGAATCTTTTCAGTCATGTATGATATAGTTAAAGGCAAGAATCGTACACTACAGGGTGAGTTGACTGAAATTAACTCTGAGATCAAAGTTGTTAATGAAAGGATTACAGGTCTTAACAACACCATTAAGTCTTTACAAGAAAACAAAGATAAGAAAGTCAATGAGTTCAAAGCAACTGTAGAAAAAACTCAAAACCATATTAAAGAACTGTTAAGTCAGATTGGGGTTAAAGAGCAAGAAGTTGCCGATCTAAATGCTACCATAGAAGATGGTGGTGATCTCAAACAGAAACTTGATAAGTTGCTGTTGCTTGAAAAATCTATAGAAGACAATCGTAAAAAGATACGCAATGAAATAGAGTTCTTACAAAACAACGATAACTGCCCAACATGTAAGCAAGGTATCGATGAAAACCATAAGAAAGAACATGGTGCGGAAAGAACAGAAAAGATCAAAGAACTAGAAGATGGTCTAAAAGATATTGATGCTAAAGTGAGATCGATTAGTGATCGACTTGAAGAGATAAGTAATATACAGCAACAAATAACCACCATTCAAAATGAGATTGGTGTAGTCCATTCAGAAATAGTATCCAATCAAAAGTACAGCACCAAACTACAAGAAGAGATTGAAAACTTACAGCAAGAATCAACCAATGCCAGTGATTATGAAAAGGCATTAAAAGATAACGATAAGTTGCTAAACTCTTACAACAAAAACAAAGAAGAAATGGTAGATACAGCATTCTATTATGATACTGCCATGAAAGTTCTAACAGACTCAGGTATCAGAACTCGAGTAATCAAGCAGTTCTTACCTATTATGAACAAACTCATAAACAAGTATCTGGCAAGTATGGAGTTCTTTATTGACTTTAACTTAGATGAGGAGTTTAAAGAAACTATCCGATCAAGGTTTAGAGACGACTTTGCTTATGCTAACTTCTCAGAGGGTGAGAAGATGAGGATTGACTTAGCATTACTATTCACATGGAGGGCAGTTGCTAAGTTGAGAAACAGTGTAAATACTAATCTATTGATCTTAGATGAGATTATGGATTCTTCATTAGATGAAGCAGGAACAGAAGAGTTTCTACGCATCATACGAAATCTAACTGAAAATCAAAATACATTTGTGATCAGTCACAAAGGTGAAATACTGTATGAGAAGTTTGATAATGTCCTCCGATTCAAGAAAGATAAAAACTTTTCAACTATTTCTTAAAACCCACTTAACAACACTTACAATTAACTATACAATAGAACTATAACTATGAATCTAGAATACTTTCACTTTGATCCCAAGGAACTACCAAACTACACAGACTGGAGACTGCCTGAAAATCGTATAGAAGCATTCGCTCGTGTAACGCATACAAGATTCGTTGAGGGAGACTTAGATCATCACCATGTTGGTAAAGTAATTGCTGATATGCATGGATGGGATAATGATCAGAAAGCACTCTATTGTATGTATTTCGGTCAGTCTTATCGTAATCACTGGGCGATGATTGCTATGCAACTTGACTTATATAACATGAGTGAGGATCAGTTAACAGACTGGCATAATAAGAATTGGCATCGTATGAAATTTGGTAATGATACCAAGTGGAATGTACGCAAGTTCCCTCAGTTTGTGATGGATATTAAGAAGAAGATTGGTAATGGATCTCTCTATGAGTATCTTGGTAATGCTGCAAATGCTGGTGGAACTGAAAGGAATTATTTTTCATTGAATAAGACTCTTCAAGAGTTTTATTCAATTGGTAGAATGACAGGTTGGTTAGCACAACAAACACTGTATGAGTTTTTTGATTGGGATATAGACCACTGGGATCAACAGTTGTATGACAATGCAACTTGGTCACAATACGATTCAATCTGCTATTTGTTTGATCGTATTGACATAGCAAGAAAGCAGAAGATCTATGAAGATGGTTGTCTAACTGAAATTAGATCTTATGAACCAACCAAGCAGGACATTTCCTTGATGGAAAATCATACTATAGAACTCATGGAACAAATGAACAATCGTATGCCATTTCATGTTGATATCTATAATATCGAATCTGTTGAGTGTGAGTATCGTAAGACAGCATATGGTCCCAAGATTAAAGAGTTTACTTTCTGGACGAGCAACGAACTTGTTGAAGACTATCAGAAACTGAAGTCTTTGTGGGCAGACTATGAGGGTCCAGGTGAAGTTGACTGGACACCATACATGGTTGGGTTTATGACAAAAGGTCGTAATGTTGTTGACTATGGTTATCATCCAGACTATTTTAAAGTGTTAACAGATTTTGGTATGAACCTGAATACTCATCATCTCTATAATGATGAACCAGATGCTCATAAAGTTCTTGGTCTACCAAAACATGTGTCCCCATCAGTTCAACTTATAAAAGATGAATGGGCAACAAAATTCAATGAAGACAGGCAAATGGAACTAATTAATAAATACAACCCTGTAAGATACTTAAAATTTAAAGATAAGAATCATATAGCATGGTCTGACCCAAATGTAAATTGGTCATATCATTCTAGTGTTTCTACTTAAAGAAAGCATGTATATCATGCCGAGACCTACTACTCCAAACAAGGATTGTCTCGTTAATAAACTGACATAAAGGAGGAACTATAATGTCAAAAAAAATAAAAGTCGCCATTGCTGGCGTGGGGAACTGCTGTTCGTCGTTGTATCAAGGTCTAGAATACTATAAAGACCATGATGAAGATGCTACAGGTGGTTCAATTCCAGGTGTAATGTTTGCTCGTATTGGTGGGTATCACCCTGCTGATATTCAAATTGTAGCAGCATTTGATGTTGATCGACGCAAGGTTGGTCGTCCTATTGGTGAAGCAATCTTTGCTAAACCTAACTGTGCTCGTGTCTTCTGTGAAGATGTGCCTGATGGTCCTATCGTTCAGATGGCTCCTGTTCTAGATGGTGTTTCTGACTATATGGATACACAACCTGAGAAGTATGGTTTCCGTCTTTCGAACGAGGATCCAGTCGATATTGTGAAAGTGCTAAAAGAAACTAAAGCAGACATCCTGTTAAATTACATGCCTGTTGGTTCTCAGGAAGCAACTGAGTTCTATGCTCAAGCATGTATTGATGCTAATGTTGCTTTCCTTAATTGTATACCTGTGTTTATTGCTTCGGATCCTGTTTGGGAGCAGAAGTTTATTGATGCTGGTTTACCATTGATAGGTGATGATATGCGATCACAGGTTGGTGCTTCAATTCTTTCTCAAGTTCTGCAAGAACTCGCATTTGATAGAGGAGCAGTTGTTGACTTTCATCAGCAGTTAAATATCGGTGGTAATACTGATTTTAATAACATGATGGTTCAAAGTCGTCTCGCATCTAAGAAGAAGTCTAAGGAAAATGTGATTCGTGCTCAAAACGATATCCGTGGTATTCCTGTTGACGATGAAGCATTGTTCGCTGGTCCTTCAACCTTTATTCCTTATTTAAAGGATAACAAAGTAGCATATCTAAATCTTCGTTTGCGTGGGTTTGGCGATGCACCTATTACGATTGATGCTAAGTTGTCTGTTCAAGACTCCGAAAACTCTGCTGGTGTTGTGATTGATGCTATTCGTTATCTAAAGGTTGCTCGTGAAATGGGTATCGTTGGTGCTCTTCGTGGACCTTCTGCTTGGACTCAAAAGACTCCACCAGAACAAATGCAATACTCTGATGCGAAAGCAGAATGCGGTGCATTTGCTGCTCGTGACAAAACAAAACTCACAGCATATAACACTTACAAATGATCAATACTTATGACATCGATGGTGTAATCTATCTGGGCGAGTATGATGGTCTGTATCCAGGCAAAGACGATATTATTGTCACTGGTCGCAGTATAGAAGAAAAACCAGAAACGATTAGGATGCTTGAATCTAAAGGTATCAAAAATTCTGTTATGTTCAATCCTCTACCCTTTGACGAAAAGTCAAGAGTGTCTTCGGGCATACATAAGGGTAGAGTGATTAAAGATATGATAGATTCTGGTATTGAACATGGAGTTCATTTTGAGGATGATGAAATTCAGATTGAAGCGATT